GGAATAGGTTATGGAGAAAGTAATTTTACCAGAGGTGTAACTGAACAAGAAGCATTTGAAGATTGGTCAATAACTTGGAACAATGAAAAAAAGAAAATTTTGACTTTGATTAAAAATTTTAACATTTTAAAAATAACTCAAAATCAATATGATGGTATTGTGTTGTTTAATTGGATTACAGGTTCTGCTAATACAGTGTCTGCTTCAGAAGGAGAATATGATCTTGCAAATTCAATTAAATTACAACAATGGAACACTGTAGCTAATATGATAAAAAGAAGTAAAATTAATAAATCAAAATCTGATATAGCAAGTAAAATTATTGGTTTAGCAGATTACGGTAGTTATAGAAATAGAATATGGTTAAGGACGCAAGGCATATACAAAATGCGTCAACAAAATGAATTAAAAGCACTAGACAGTGAAAATTTAAAACGTGCAAGATTTGCATATTTTGCAGAAACTGGAAATTTTTTGCCTTTTACACCCGAAGGAATCAAACGAGATATTGTAAACAAATACAATGATACTCTATCTGAGAAAAGGTATACTGCTGACGGATCTACTAATACATTTACACTTACAAAATCTCCAAGTGTTTACCCTGTAGAAAAAATCAAAGTACTAGTAAACGCCAAAATCATACAATTGTATTTTGACTATATAGTCAGTGGAGATACACTTACTATTACAAAAGACCTTGTAAATGGTGATATTATTGACGTTACTATTAAAATATAAACTTGGTAGTTAATTTTGCTATAAATACTAGTATGGCAACGTATTATGGATACAGTACAATAGATACAACAATTGGAGGCAAAACTCTGGTTGATTCTGAGATTGCAAAACGTGATCTTATGAATCATTTTTACACTCGCAGAGGAGAGCGTGTGCAAAATCCTCAATTTGGTAGTATACTACATGAATTAGTATTTGAACCACTGGATCAAGAAACAGAAGAAGCCGCACTGGATGACGTAAAACGCATTATTAATAATGATCCTAGATGGATCGAACTAGAAACACTGTTAAGTAAACCAGATGATCATACATTAAATATAAAAGTAAGATTAAGGTATAATGACACAGGGACAGCAGAAGAGCTGTTTTTAACATATGTAGGTGAGATAAACTAATGGCACAAGGCGCAAGACAAAGCAGTTTATTTGCCGCTGAAGACTTTAGTGTAGTATACGAAAGCTTCAGTGAAGCAAACTTCCAAGCGTATGATTTTGAAACCATACGTAACAGCATGGTAGAATATATTAACAACAATTATCCTGAAAACTTTAATGATTGGATTAGTTCAAGTGAATTTGTAAGTTTAGTTGAACTTATGGCATTTTTAGGACATAATCTAGCATTTAGAGCAGACCTAGCAAGCAGAGAAAATTATTTAAGTACAGCAGAACGCAGAGAAAGCGCCTTACGTATTGCTGAATTCTTAGGTTACACTCCTACACGTAACATTGTTGCCAGCGGATTATTAAAAATTGACAGTATCACAACAGATCAAGTTGTATTTGATGTAAATGGAAATAGTCTTGCCAATCAAACTTTACAGTTTGAAGATAGTACTGATCCTAATACATATCAAAATTTTATTACTGTTATGAATAGTATTTTTCAAAGCACAAGTCAATTTGGAAGTCCTTTTAGTAAATTTGTACGGGATGGTGTTACAAATGAAATATACAGAACCAATAGCACAAGTAATGTAACTACTAAAGGATTTAACGGTAATGTAAATGGAGCAAGTGCTAGATTTAGTTTACACAGCTTAAAACACAATAGTACTGATAATATTATAATTGAAAAAGATCCCGATCCATATGGTGCATTAGACTTGTTATACAAAAATGATAACAGTGGATTTGGCAGTTCAAACACTGGTTTTTTCTTAGGATTTAAACAAGGGTCTTTAGAATATCAAGATTTTAATATCACTGACGGATTACCAAACATGGTATTGGATATTAATGTTAATAATATTGCCAATGGTCAAATTTGGGTACAAACAATTGACGAAGTGGGTAGTGTACAAAAAACATGGACTAGAGTTGATAGATTATTTGGACTAAATGCAATTTTTAATGCTAGTCAAAATAACATCAGAGATATTTACACAGTAGCTAGCAGAGAAGATGATCAAATTAGTATTGTTTTTGCAGACGGTGAGTTTGGCAATATACCCAAAGGAATAATCAGAATTTACTATCGTGTAGGATTAAATCAAAATTATAGTCTTAATCCTGACAGTTTTTCTGGTACTAATTTAAGTTTTAACTATGTTGGTTCAGATGGCAACACTCACAATGTTAGATTTCAATTAAGTTTAAAAAGTAATGTTACAAATGCCAGCACAAGAGAAAGTATTGCTAGTATCAAAGCAAATGCTGGTAGATTTTTTGCAACACAAGATCGTATGGTCACAGCAGATGACTACAGTATTTTTCCGGTAACAGTTAGTGAAAACATTAGAAAAATAAAAAGCGTCAATCGTGTACACAGTGGACACAGTAGATTCCGTGATTTGTATGACCCTACAGCTACATACAGTGATGCAGTAAATTATTTGACAGATGGATATTTGTATGAAGATAATGTTACAACAAGAAATCTTGTAAGTTTACCCACCAGTCATAATGCAGAACAAATTTATCAAAGATTTCTTAAACCAATATTAGATAATCCTGAAGTAAAGAATTTTTATTACAATAGACACACTTATTCAGGAACACACAACGGCACAACTAGTTTTTCAGATACAAATGCAGGTATTACTGTTTTTAATTCAAACGGGTCAGAAAATAATGTATTTAGATGGAATCAAGTAAGTAAAAGTTCTAATACCTGTACAGGCTATATCACATATAATGCATTTGTACAAAGATTAGGAAGTACAGCAACCAACAGTTTATCAAAACTTCAGGTAAACGGACTTGCAGAATTTATAACAGCTCCTTATAAAATTGGCTACATTGAAACAATTACAGTAAATTCCGGTGGTGCTGGATATACAAGTGTTCCTACAGTTACTATCAATGGTGTTGGTTCAAGTGCAGTTGCTACAGCGGTTGTTGATTCTGGACAAGTAACACAAATAATTATTAACAATAGTGGGGAAAATTATAATGATGCAACTAGTATTACTATTAGTGGTGGAGGTGCTACCACAAACGCAACTGCTAGTGTAACCATTGCCAGTGCTGATACACATTGGGTAAGAGTAACAAAATTATACAAAGATGGATTAGGAAGAGATGATAGCACAGGTACGCCAACAGGCATCGATCAAAGTGCTAGAGGTGCTGTAAGTTTAAATGCAATTATTCCAAGTGGTGCTAGAATTAATAGATTAGTACCAAGTTGGTCAATAGATAGTATTACAAAAAATGATATAACCACTAAAATTCAAAATAGAAATAGTTTTGCCTTACGGTATGCACCAGATCAACAACAATGGTATACAATCGAAGGTGCTGACTTACCTAGCAATAGTACAACAAACAATGCAGTAAGTCAATGGAGTAGACTATACGAAGGTGATACAACCAGCACAGGCAGAGATAATAGTTGGATAATTAGAGTAAACTATAGCAGTTCCAATTGGGAAATATTAACAAGAAAAACAAGAATTGTATTTGGTAGTGATAAAGAAATAAGGTTTAATAATCTTAATTTTATGGAAACTTTTAGCAGTGAAACACTTAAACCACAAAATGACTCTATTGAAATATTAGATATTAACACAATTAGTACGACAAATAAATTACCACTTGGTAAAAATTATAAATTCAATGCATTTGGATATTTTACATACAATGACGGGTTCACTGATCCTTACAAAATACGTGTAGCACTTGCTGATCCAGATAACGATACATATCCAGATGATCCCGAAGCTTTTGGAAAAATCGTAGGCAGTTCTACTATTAAATTAGGTACGACTACAGAAAATGGATATTCATTTACAGTGCAAGACAATGCAAGCGGTACAACCATAGTGAATGGAAGAGGATCCTTAAGAACTAAATTTAAGAGAACAGCAGATATAAATCAAGTTATAGATCCTAGTACTACAAATATAAT